CCTGAAATACTATCACTACTTAAATCATCATATCTCTCATTGTAAATAATCCTATTCAGAGCTCTGTATGTAGGATATATTCCACGAATTAATCCATTTCTATCTCTTAGATCGGAAGAGAACAAGTTTTGTAGATAAATTAAACTTGTGTTAGAAATGTAACTCTTCTCATCATTCACAGATAAACCAAAAGACTCGAATGCTCTTTTAAGTCCGTCTGGATCGTTAACTCGATAAGCTCCATCGTCGCCCTGTATATCGAATTGCGTTATATCAATTCCTGATGATATTGCACACTGGTACTGCACAATTGAGTCAACCTCATTCGTAAAGGTACTACCGGAAGGTACACCATGTGGTCCCCCTAAAACACCATCTGGTGTAATTAAACCAATTGTATTAAATCTAGACTCAATGTAAGACAATGAGTCAGCATATTCATCTAGAAATAAACTTTTAATATAATCAAAAGCAACCCTCTGTAGTCTGGTTTTCACAGTTGCGTCGTAAGAAGAGAAATCTATACTAAGCAATTTTTGATCACTGACTAAAGCTGTATTAATAAGCCCCGTGATTTTGAAATCAACTGCTTCAGGGCCAAGCAGAGCAGATCTCCAACTTAAACCTTTTTGATATTGAAGCAATGGACGATAAAACATAATTTCATTCAGAGTATCAGCACAAGGATATCCCCAAACAGTTCTAGTTTTATAATCTTCCTGCGTTCTTGTGAACATAACACAATCATCACGTCTGTCTAGAAGAGATGTAAATTCACGCTCTAAAATATCTTTCACATCACCTTTTCTCCGATAGAAAGGAAGTCCAGAATTTGTGTTATTTTTAAGGTATCCCAAAGCATTGCTAAGAGATATTGGACGAAGGCGTTTCGGTCTAACACCAAAAAGATCTGGCAATTCTACAATATTACCTTGACTAAAGTAATCTAAAACCGAATCCTTTCTCGAGTACCAAGAAGTTGCCAAGCTCCTAGGTCCAAATTTACTGCGATTAAGGTTCTCTAATGTAAGTAAATCTTTATTCATAGATAGAGCTTTAGAGTTAAAGATCCCATCCCAACCGAACAAAATTAGGTCAGGATCTAAATTCTTACCTAAGGGGGAAGTATACACCTTAGAATTCCCTAAAACTATACCATCTAATAAGCGGGAAATTTTTAATATAACCTCAGTTTCTAAATCCAACTCTAAAAGAAATTTATATTTTATTTGCG